TGCGGTCGATCTTCAGTGTTACCTCGTGGCAGACCTTCAAAGGCGACCACTGGGAGGGGCCGATCGAGACGCTCGCCGACATCGTTCGCCGATTCGCCGTACGCGGACGGCCAACTGCCGACGATCCGGAAGGTGAGCTTCTGGCGGGCGACGGCTATTCGTTCATTGTCTCGGGCACTGGTGCGGGCGTTGAGATGGACGTGCGGGTCGCTGCGGGGTACGTGGCACCCGGTGGCCGAGTTCCCCGGCATACGCTTGCCGTCAAGTTGCGATCGACGGTCCCCGGCGCTGTTACCAGCGCACAGGGCGATGACCTCTGCGCAGCGGTTGCACGCACATGGAATCCGTCGTGCTTCAAGCTGACCGACTCGGCGACAAACAGTCTCGCTCGCCGTGGCAACTGGAAAATCGGCGTCGGCTATCGCACGTGGATCAGCGCCGAGGTGGGGACGGTGAACGTTCTTGTTGACGCGCTGACCGCAACGGAACTTGCTGGGGGCACGCTGATTTCGGCGCCGGATGATTGGCCCGCCGCGCGGGTTGTGGAGGCGATGACCGCCACATTGCGCGAGAACGGGCTCGACGAAGTGGCCCACTAAGGTAATGGGCGAGTACATCGAATTCATCCCCCACTCTGGGGCATGTTTGGCGACAACGAATGTGATGGACCGACGCGGCCTGGTGCGATGGATGGTTAGGGTGCCGCCTACAGGCGGGGCCGATAACGGCTGGCAGATTTCCAGCCACATCGATACCGCCGAGTACCTACGCGACAAAAACAGTTGGCAGATAGTCGCGTTCAACGACGTGTGCAACATCGAACCCGCACTGGTGGGTATCTACAACTTCCCAGTGGGCTCCGATCTACAGATCGTCCGCGACGAGCGCGGCATCTCCATCTACGACACACCAACGGGTCGGCAGATCCCTGTCGAGGAGTTCTACGTGCCACCGCAGTTCCGGGCGTAACCGACTGCGCGCCCTCTTCGCCCGTCGTAGGCCCGTTTCCTGTACGGACGCTGTGGGCGGCAAGTACGCTTACCGCCGGTCAGGGGTATCGCATCGAGGGGAAGGCCTTCACCATGTCATCACCACAGTCAGCGGCTCCGGGCTGGTATCCCGACCCATCTGGTGCGCCGGGGCAGCGCTACTTCGACGGCACCAACTGGACCGTTACTGCGCCGCCACCGCCACCCACACCTGCACCAAAGAAGAGCCGCAAGTGGCCGTGGATCGTCGGCGGTGTGGTGCTGCTCCTCATCGTCGCCGGTCTGGCTGGCGGCAAGAAGGAAGACGCCAAGCCCGCTGGCGCAAAGCCTGTCGCCAGCGCCCCACAGTCGGGCCCGAGTGCGAGCGCGGCGGCGGAGAAGCCCACGCCGGGTGTTGGCTCCGAGGTGCGGGACGGCAAGTTCGCATTCGTCGTGAGCAAGATCGACATTGGCCAGAGCGTCGTTGGTCGCGACGACAACCAATTCATGCAGAAAAAGGCCCAAGGCGAATGGGCGGTGCTGTCGATGACGGTCACCAACATCGGTGACAAGCCACAGACTTTCTTCGCCGAGAATCAGAAGCTCATCGCGGGCGGCAAGACTTTCTCTGCGGACAGCACCGCGTCCATGTATCTCGGCAATGACGCGCTCATGGCAGAGATCAACCCCGGCAACAAGGTTGAGGTGCAGGTCGCGTTTGATGTGCCGGTCGGCACTGAACCCGACCAAGTCAAGCTGCACGACTCGGCCTTCTCAGGCGGCGCGGCCGTCAACCTCAAGCGGACTGGCTAGCACTACTGCACGCAAAGCAACCCCCGCCCTTAGCATTCTGAGGGGGGCTGAGTGCCGTCTCAATCGACACAAGACACCAGAGTCGCTGAGATAATGACTCGCATGACAATCGAGATTCAGCGGCAAGGCCCGGGTCATGAGCCAGTAGCTGAGACGTACGAAAAGCACTCATATGAGATCACTGACAGCGGAGTGCTGAGAATCTTTGACACGGAGAGGGAAGCGCCTAGCCCCGTGGCGATCTACTCACCGAGCGGATGGCTTCGCCTAGTGGAGTATGCCCCGGAGTCTCCCAGCGAGGTTCAGAAAAGTATTGAGGACTGGTTTAGCGACTGAGATCCTTTACAGCCGCCCCTCGAGCTGTTCGGGCAGTGGTGGTACGTCGCCGGTGGCCCCTCCTTGGATCCAGCGCCGTAGTTCGCGTAGGTGGGCCAGGGCGATGCCTAGTACCTTCTGCTCTTCGGTCAGCCGTACCTCGAGCGCCTGGACGCGGCCACCGAGTGCGCCGATAGCGGCGTTGTGGGCTTCGCGTTGCTCTGTCATTGCGGCTGCGAAGGTTTCTCGCTGCTCGGTGGCGAAGGCTTTCCAGTCGGCAGAGCTGTTGGCGTCCTTCGCGTTCCGGCGGTCTACTAGCGACTTGATGGCAGTGCCGATGACACCGCCTGCCAGCAGGCTAACGGCAACTTCAAGCCACTGGTCGAGGGTCATTGTCCCGTCTCGTCGGTCTTCGGCGACCCGCTGCGGGGGATGTGCGCGGTAGCGACGACCTGTCCACCAACCACGAACACAGTCGAGATCAGATTCAGCCACAGTGGTGCGGCCTTCTCGTCAACGACGTTGTAGTACAGCATTAGCGAAAATGCGGCAACGGCAACGGCGTAGAGCCACAGCCGCGCCTTCGGGGTCAGTAGCTCTTTCAGCTTCTGGATCGCGTAGGCAATCGACTTCATGGTTACGCCGCCTTCTTTTCATCGAGCGCGGCGACGGCGTCAACCAGTGTCTTGCCGCCTAGCTGTGCCCAGCCGTTCCCGCCTGGGCCGCGCAGCTGCTCCCAGATTTCGATGAGCAGCTGACGATCGGTGCGAGGATTGTCAGGACCGGGCAGCGTGGGCGGTGGCACCACGACGGGCGGCTTCGGTGGTGCGACCGGATCGAATTCGCCGCGCATATCCTTGGCGACTTCGCTACGGAACCAGCCCATGTCGAGATTGCCGGGGTCCCACTTACCTTGTGCCGAGCCAGCCCATTCCTTGTGACCGATGTTGCGGTTGACGCCTACGCCGAGCTTGGTCGTCAGTGCTGCGGCCACGTCACGCATAGAGATGATCTGTGCGTCCGGCCAACGCTGACCGGGGTCGTAGGTGCCGTCCGGCGCGATGTCGGGCCAGGCGCATTCGATGCCAATCATGTGCTGGTTGGCGTTGTTCGTCGGCAGCCACGGATAGGACCCTTGGCCCGCATGCCAGCACACGCCGACCGCGACAATCGTCACCGTGCCATCGGGGGCGATATGAATGTTCGACAGCGGCCCCGGCAGATCGGGGCGACCGCTACGGATCGACTGCGCGGTCTCGCGCGAGTTGCCGGTGTGGTGCCACATGACACCACGGATGTCTGCGAAGTCGCCGTGCCCCGAGTTCTGCCAACCGGGCAGCGTCTTGAGCCGGTCGCCGAGTGCGGGCCGTAGAACGTCGTCGAGCCAGACGGGGTCGCCTGTCCATGCCATGGTGTTGCCTCCGGTTGATGTCGGATCTGAATCAGATAGGGCGCGGTGCAGTACTTCCCACGCCTCGTGCCATTTCTCGGCGTATCGGTCCGGGTAGGAACTGCGCTGCACGCGTTGTGCAAATTGGCCGGCCAGTTCCGGATCGTTGGCAGCGGTGGTGTAGTCGTCGGGGAGCCGGTCAAGGAACATGCCGACCGAGCGGGCCAAGGTCATGCGGTCGTATGCGGTGCCCCACCATGCCTCACCATTGGGACCGGGCTGCTGCTGGAAATAGCCTGATGAGCGGCCGTCATCCGAGGTTGAGTCGTGCGGGTAGTTCATGGTTTCCGCGTCACGTGAGGGATTGGCGGGGCACCACCATTGCCTTTGCCCCGCTGCGTCATCGGCACCGACCTCGGTGGAGATGGTCATGAGCGCGATGGCGGTGGCTAGCTCGTCCAGGCCCTTGCCAAGGGACACGGCGTGAACGTCGCGCGCTACCTGCTCGCGGGAGCGCAGCGGCTTGGGATCGAACTCGACAAAGCTCATGACTACCGCCCCTCGATCTGTTCTAGTGCCTCGGCGTGCGTTGTTCCGGGCGGAAATTCGTACAGGCGGTCCAGGCTTTTGGCGCAGGCGTTTTCATCGACCGCGATCACGACTGTGGGTCGCGCGGTGTACACGTATGCGGCTCCACGAGTGATCTCGTCTACATGCCGGTCGTGGCGCTCTTCGGGGGTGTCGATGTCGATGACGACATACGATCCGTCCGACAGGCGGTAGTGCTTGCACCCCTGCGGCCATGTGCTCAAATCGGTCTGTAGTTCAACGGCTTTGGTCATGGCTAGCCTGTCTTGTAGATGATGAATGCGACGCCGTTGGGCGCGGTTCCGGGGTTGCCCGCAACTTGGCTGGAGCCCACCGAGCCGCCGCCTACTGCGGCCCCGCCGCCGCCCGAACCACCACCGGGATAACCGCCATTGCCGCCAGCGCCGCCCGTCTTGGTTCCGGTCGCGGTCGATCCGTTGCCGCCGCCACCACCGCCACCCCCGCCTCCGGCCTTGGTGGGACCAGTCAGCGATGCCGCCCCGCCTGCGCCCCCGGCAGTGGCAGTACCCGAACCACCCGTCTTGCCCGCACCACCTGCGCCGCCTGCGGCCAGTGGGGTGCCGCCGCCTGCCACGCCCGCGCTACCTGCCGAGCCGGTGGCTTGCCCGCCAGCGCCACCCTTTCCGGGTGTCGATGAAGCCGGGGTGAATCCGGCTATCGTCGAGATGCCAGAGCCATTCGGCGACGAGGAGACCAGGGAGCCAATCGAGGTAATGCCGCCGTTGGCGCCATTGGTGGTTGCCCCGGTCCCGACCGTGACCGATAGCGATGCCGGTACGTCAGCGGGGGCGACCTGTTGCGCGATGTAGCCGCCCGAGGAGCCCTCAACACCGCCGAGTCTCACGTCAGCGTTAGTGGCCGAGGTGGTGCCGGGCATCCCCTTGCCGCCGCCACCGATCGTGATCCCCCACCACTCGATGAGGTTGGCTGGTTTGTTCCACGTGCCATTTGAGGTGAAGGTGTCGACGGTGTAGCCGCCGATGACGGCTTGCTTGATCGCCGCGATGGTCTGCTGTACCTCGACCGGTGTGCCAGCT